CAATGGATTGAATTTCAGTAAGCTGGCAACCCTGCCGCTAACAACTTCCCGCGGGTTTCCGACCCCGTACCCCTCGGATAACCTCAGGGTCCCCGCCGGTTTTCGGCGCCCCAGATCGGTGCATCACCCTTGCTCGCCCCCCGCGGGCGGGACTTCGCAGACCCCCAGCCGTTTGGCGGCCCAGCGTTCGTAAAGTCCGATGGCGACATCGGCACCGGCCATCGCCGTCAGGCAACCCAATGCGCCCGCCGTCCAGATCGACATGCCGGCGGCGATCATCAGCATCATCGCCGACACGCCGCAGACAATGCAGGCACCAGATCGCAATGCCAAACGCCGCAACAATGCCCAGCCCCGCGCCCCGTCTTTATCTGCCCGCCACATCTCACCCGAAACGCCGCCGACCAAGGCTAAGAGGATCACCAACCAGATCGGCATTTCCGCCAGCGCCTGCTGTTCATTTGTCATGTTCTGTCCTAAGTGGTGGTGCCGGAGCCGCAAAATAAAACCCCGCCGAAGCGGGGTTTGGTGACCGGCTCAGGGAGGGCCGGGTGAAGCTGCACAGCACGTGCGAGGTCAGCGCCAAGGCGCAAATTCCATATCGTGGTGACTTTTTACCCCCTCAGTACGGAACCGAAAAGAGGGCATTTTCGGTTATCCAACTTGACGCAACTTTGACGCAACTTTGAGGAGACTTTGAGGCATACCGCCCCGACCAGTGGCAAGCCACTTGCGGGCATCAGCACGCTCAGTGATCACCGTCAGCAACCGTTCATGGAGACTATGCACCTGGTCGTAATAGGTCTGCTTTGCACCCGATGCCAAACCGAGCAGGTGCATCTGCATCAACCAGGTAGGCGCAGGGTCATCGCCATACCGCAAAGCCGCCAACCGCTGAAGCCGCTCACCGCGCTCATCCTGCCGAGCAATCTCCGACAGAGCCGCCCCGATCTCTTGAGCTACTGCATCTGGACCAGCTCCAGCACCCAAGATGATCCGAGAGCCGGGCGTGCCCCGAGGTGCGCATCCGCCCCACTCCATGATCGTTGCCATCGGGCTCCCCATGCCGCCGCTTTCCCCATTGAGGCGGCATTGCTGGCCCCAATGCTTCAACAGTACTTCCATTTCCCCAATCATCGCCCTTCCCCCCGAAAAACCGAACCCGACACAAAAAAACCACTACCCAACACAAACCCAACACAAATAAATCCCTTTAAAATCAATAACCTTAATAACTTTGTGTTCAGTGTGTTGGGTTTGTTGGGTTTATTGATCCTCGCATAAGAAAAAAATACGTCCCTTGTTTGAGACTCAAATAATGTGATGCAGGCGCGTGCGCGACGACAAACCCAACACACTCCACACAACAGCCGGAAACCCGCGAAATTCAAGGCCTGAAATTGTGTGGGGTTCCAAAAATCAACCCAACACACGCCCGACACACCCAACACACTTTTAGCCGCACTCATGCTGCAGCCGCCTTCACGTGCTCCCAGTTGTCCACGTTCCAGCCTGCCAGCTTCGCCTGTGCCCGCCATGCGCTCACCGTCTTGCCCAGATCGGCCGCCTTCAATGATGGGGGCTTGGAAGCGTCAGGATCGTTCGGGAAGAAGAACGCGCCGAATCGCCTATTACTTCCTTCAGTCCAGGGGATAGAGCGGGTCTTATCGACCTCTGAGCCGATGAACAACGAGAACTTGGTCTGGCTCATCACGTGCTCTTTGTTGCGGTGACACCACTCGAGGAACAGTGAGTAGAGGTCGGTCGAGAGACACACGCCCCACAAGTCGCGCCCCAGCTCGCCAAATTTCCAGAGGTTCAGGAACGTCTGCCAACCAGCTCGACTGAGAGCCACCAAACGTTCACGTGCCGCAGTACTCGGTGGCCGCGTACGTTCGTCAAAGTCACCTAAGTCGACCGACAACAGCCACCCGTAAAGCGCCGCGACACCGCCATTTTTCAATTCGTGGCCGATAGCCTTTTGCCGCACTTCGGGCAGTGTCTGCTCGGGCCACATCACCAACATTCGCCGGTCGCTCTCGCTGATAGGCCAAGGCATGATTTCGTTGCTCAGGAACACCGCGTTCATATGGTTGGCTTCTTCCCAACCATTGATAAACTTGGATTCCATGCGCACCGTCTTGCCGGTAATCAAGTGCTTGATCTTGCCCACCTGGTTGTAACGCTGGTCACGGCTGACAACTTCCTCAAATACCGACCAGAGCTTTCGGCTTTGCCAAGCATTGAAGTTACTTTCGAGCTGCGTCTGGCCAACCGTGGCGGCGTACTGCCCGTACAGCATCCCCAACGCATCAGCGAACAGCAGGCTTTTACCCGAGCCTTCCATGATGGAATGCATCAAAACAGCCGTGTCCATCTTGGCGCCGAGGTGCTGAAGTGGATACGCCATCCACCGTATCAACCACCGCGCGGCATCCTCATCGTGGTTGCAGAGAAACGAAATCAACCACCGCAGGTTTGCGCACGCGTCATCATCTCTGACCGGCTCAAGTGGCAAGCCATCGAAGGTGTTGATGTAAACGCTCGGGTCTTTAGTCATTGTTGGGTCGAAGACGATATGGTCAACGTCCACCACCCGCCGTTCGCTGCTGTTCAACCACAGCGGGTACGTATCACCTAAGGCCATTTTCACGGCACCTTCGGCAACCCGGCGTTTCTTCTCGCGATCCCAAACATCCTTGGTGCCATCGATGTACACATAACGCTCAGTCGGCGGCATCCCGAAAGCACCGCCCTTTTTACCTGCCATCCGCCGCGACTGCTCGATGTCACGCACGTGATCATCCGAAATTAATTTGCGGCGTTCAGTGTCTTCCAGCCATTGTTTCGCCAGCGGCTTACCGACACGCGCTTCGAATGCCGACTTCTTCATCACCCGCGACTGGTCGAAGTCCCAGACATGCGTGGTGCCTTCCACCAACGCAAAACGCCGAAGAATATGGTCAAGCGTAAGCACCTCCCCCGCCCCCCCGTCAGGAGCCGGAGCGGCCTCGCTGGCACTGTCAGGCGCACAGCCCGGCTCGTTCAGGTCAGCAGATGGGGTCGGGGGAAGATCACGCGGATCAGGTCGCGCTGAATGCTGCATACCCAACATCCGCGCAGCATCCTTCACTGCCTTCGACTGGTCGCCGCCGTGCTCAAGTAAACAGAAGACTTCGAAAGCATCGTTCTGATGCCCGTTCGCGAGCGGATCGGCACCATGGTGCGAATAAACCTTACCCTCACTGATCGTCACGCCTGGCAGGCCGGTGCTGCTCTGCGGGTAAAGCCACTTGCTGCCACGCTTGATGTAACCATGCGCGCGCAGAAGCTCTTCAATGTCATGGCTGCGGTTGAACTCATCGATCACCGAAGGGGACTTTCCCGCCGGGGATATGGTGCGCTTGGCGACCTTCGCTGGCGGCGCTGTAGCTTTGATCGCCCATGGGCACGCCGCTTCGGCGTCGCGCTTGAAGAATTCCCAGTTTTTCCAGATGGCCAGCAGCTCAGTGGTCAGCGTTGGCAACCCCTCAGTAGCGTTCGGCGGAGTTTTCCAAGTGTATGGCTTACCCGTGCCCGGATGAATCGACGGTGGGAATACGTCCTGCACCAAGCCAGCACGCAACTCAAAAACAGTGAATCGTTTGAATGGCTTAGCTTCCGCACGCGCTGCGGCTTCGCCAGCAACATCACCCTGCTCTTTCGCCGCCTTGGCTTTGTCCATCAGGCCTTTGAAAATTGACCCGTCTGGGTCATTTTCATTCGGCCACGATAGTGAGTGCCGTGTCAGCTCAACGCCTTCAGGCAATTTGAACAACACACGGAAGCGCAGAGGGTTGCCAACGATGGTCGGATAAACAACCGCGAGGGCGTCCAGATCGACGCCGAGCAGTTCGTACAACACATGGCGCGTCCACTGAACGTCATCAACATCCAACGAACAGACACGGCTAGGCCCAAGCACTACGCCCAGGTTGTGGTTAGGGTTTCGTTGCCAAAATGCTTCAGCCGTGGCGGCATCGGTGATATAGCCGCCCGGCTTGTTCCACCCCATGCCTTTTGGGGCCTTCTCACCTGGCTCAATGGATACCAGGGCGAAGTTGAAAGTATTGATGTAACGCTTTGCCCATGCGGCGATGGCTATTCCTTTGGCCGGCTCACTCATCGCCGAGCCTCCCGCAACCCCTGACAGTGCACGCAGGTCTCGCAACCCTCAATCGTCTGCTGTCGAAGTAACGGGATAGGATCGTCACAATCCTCGCAGAACTGAGCACTGACACGGCTCGATGGCAAGCGACGACTACGATGAAGGGCAACGTCGAGCAGGTATTGCGCCTGGTCGTTGGCGCGATCGATATCGTCAGCCATTGACGCGGTCCTCCATCGCCTGCCGCGCACCGGCCATGATGCCGAGGATTTCGCGGATCACGTCCATGCCCTGCTTTTCCAGGTCGAGGACTTCGTGAAGCTCCCAAATGTTGTCGGCAGCGCCATCGTGCATCGCGGCCACGAACTCACCGGTCTCGCCGAGCAACTTGCCAACCGCTTTCAAGGCATCACGCGTCGCCGGTACCGGCACAGGGCGATACCAGACCGCACCTGCCGGACGCATCAGCGCATCGAGCAGGCGGGAATCGCCAGTCAGCCTGATCAGCTCTTCCAGCTCATCAGGATTCAGCCATCGGCGCTCTTCATCAAGCTTGAGTTTCTTCTGGAGGGTGTCGTTCTCCAACACCATGTCAAAGGCAAGGGCGGTGATTCCGCCCTTGTAGTCACGACCAGCGCGATAGATCGCCTGGCGCAAAGGAAGGACCGGACCCGCGTCCGGCAAAAGATCTGTGCGACTCATAACCGTAAATCCCCTGTTTACGGTGTAGCCATAAGACAGGGCAAACCCTATCCTACGACCACGACCGATGTGCATGTGCTGTGTATCGTCGTAGCTGAGCTGGGGGATCTTTGGTGAGAGGCCCCGGCTCAGCACCCTTTTAAGCTGCCGACTTCAGGTCAGCGGCTGCTTTTTCGCGAACGTAAAGGCATTCAATTGCCTTCCCCGTTTCGTAAGAAATTCCAGCGCCCTTGCTGGCGCGGTGAATCGTCGGCTGTGTCGACCCGACCTTATCGGCGATCGCTTTCTGGGAAAAACCCCGCACCGCTAGATATGTAAGCATCTCTTGAATTGTCATGAGCCTTTTCCAATGAGCTTCCTCATAACAAATCATACGAAAACGGATAACCCTAAGCAATACAATTCGCATAATTCATAAACGTATGGTGTTCCTCGTGAATATTGCAGAGCGTCTTCGCAACAAGATGCGCGACCTTGGATTCAATGAGAGCCAGCTAAGTCGCAGAGCCTCTGTTCCACAGCCCACGATTAACAGAATTTTATCGGGCGAAAGCTCAAGCCCCAGGAAATCCACAGTGGAAGCGCTTGCGCGTCCCTTAGGTGTATCTCCTGATTGGCTGCTTTTCGGTACCGGCTCTGAAGCAACGCATGACCGCTCGCCAAGCACAAAAGACTATGCATTGATTCCACAATTCAAAGCCAAGGGAGAGTGCGGAGGTGGCTATCTAAATGAGCACGTGGAAACTACCGAGGGACTAGCTTTTAAGCGTGATTGGCTGAATCGCATGAAAGCAAAACCAGAAAATCTATACGTCATTTACGCCGAAGGCGACAGCATGGAGCCCTATATTTTTCAGGGCGATGTCGTACTTTTTGATACGTCGCAAACTGAGCCAAAAGACAAACAAGTTTTTGTAATTCGCAGGCCAGACGGCGGCAACAGCATCAAAAGACTGACTCAGCAGCTCTCCGGCACATGGGTTATTAGAAGCGACAACCCGGACAAAATAGCGAATCCAGACGAACCGGTATCTGAAGATGCTATTCACGAAATGCCTTTCCTTGGCCGTGTCATCTGGAGAGGTGGCGGAGTCGGTTAGCTCCTAGTCTCGGCTTACGCTTTACCAATACATTCGCTTAATCAACCCGCCGATGAGCGGGTTTTTTATATCTACACGAATAATTATGCGAATTTGCATTGACTGCAATTATGAGCATTCGTATAGTTTGCCTCGTACACCTCTCACCAAAGAGTACGAGCCATGCAAACCACACAGCACAGCAACACACGCTGCCCGGTCTACCTGCACCCTTCTGCATGTAATAGCCCCGCTGCCGTCGAGGCAATCCAGCACCGCACCGGCCTGCTGGTGATTACGACCCCCAAAGGCCGCACCAAGGCCGTCCAGCCTGTCGATACCGCAGCAGCCGATACCAGCACCTGGCCGTTCGGAGGCGATGCAGCATGAACAACTACCTCATCCCGCTCGCAAAACAAGAACTGCTGCACCACATGCTTCAGGTTGGCGGTGCCGCCGTATGCCCTCTTCAACGGCCAGAGCAAACCATCCATGCAAGCTTTGAAGTGGAGCTCACCGACGACAGCGCTGTCATCAGCGTGGACTTCGGCGGCCACACCGGCGAACTGACCCTCAAGCGTTCAGATCGCGCCAATCATCTGCACCTGCGGGATTTCATTCAAGACATCGCGAACGGCCGCATTGAGTCGGCAGAGCCTACGCCGCCACCAGAGCAACCCGGTAACGCAGCGCAAATACAGCAGATGCTGGCTGAGTCGGAAGCGCTGCTGAATAACGTTCGGAAACTGCTCGCAGCCTGAGGACAGCGCCGTGAATCGCACATTGGATCAAACGGCCGCCGTCCTCGGCCTCAAGCCCCGCGCCTTCCGCACCAGGTTGCGAGAACTACGCATCCTGACCAATGACGGCGACTTGGCCAGCCATCACCGCGATCGGGGTTACCTGTTCTCGGATCCGCGCAGCGTCCAGATCGGAAACACCAACCGCTATCGGCACTACGCCGTCGTGATGGTGAAAGAAGAAGGCGTCGAGTGGATCGCCAAAAAATTGAATATCACCATTACGCACAAGGACGCCGCAGCATGAGCCAGAACGCCATTACCCAAGCCATCGGCGCACTGAAGCTGGTCCCGATGTTCCTCAATCATCCAACGGTCATAAGCCGCGCCACGCTGATTGGCGCATCAGCAGAAGCGGTACTGCTGCTGGAATCGCTGCCACCAGTCAGCGCTGAACTGGCCGAGGTATTCCGCTGTGTCGACGCGGTCATTGGTGAGGGGCAGATCGCCTACATCACCCCGACCAAGTCACCGGAATACCCCTATGGCGCGGTTGTCGCTGACCAACACGGCAGCGTCTGCGCAGCCGCCATGGGCAAAAGCAAAGAAGGTCTCGCCGAATTGATCCGCCTCAAGTTGCTGCCCCCATCGGAGGGGTTCGGGGAGGATGCGGCATGAGCAATACCCTAGACCAACTTCGGCGCCAGTTCGCAACACCGTGCCCGACGCTGGCAGCGGTTCGCGAGCACTACTTTTCGCACATCCGGACCGACCGCCACCTGCTGACCGAGATCAAGAAGGGTCGCATCAAGCTCACGGTCAAGCGCCTGCACGGCTCGACCCGAGCCAAGCCGGTGGTTTACCTGCACGACCTAGCCGACTACCTCGACGCCCAAGCGCTGACAGCAGCGGCCTGATTCACCGGTGGCCCCTGCCGTCCAGGGACAAACAACTCGCACTCAATGAGGCACAGCACATGAAACCGACAGACACAGCCGAATTCATCGGCGAACTCAACGCAGGCGTATTCGCGAACCAGATCGGCCACGCCCTTTCCGAAGTGGCGTCGGGCGTCGTCGACAACGGCAAGGTCGGCTCCGTCACGCTGACCTTCACGCTGAAACAGATTGCCGACAGCCACCAAGTAACGGTCAACCACAAGCTCGCCTACAAAGTGCCAACCAAACGCGGTAGCCGTAGCGAAGACACTACTCTCGACACGCCGATGCATGTCAACGAGGGCGGCCGCCTGACCTTGTTTGCCGAAGCCCCCCGCGCTGGCCAGCTGTTCAATCGAGACGCCGCACCAATTCACGCGAAGTCCTAAACCGCTCTATTACATATCTCTCACCAAAAGGAAATCGATCCGATGGAAGCCAAAGCAATTCAGTTGATTCAAGACACCGCAGTTCTGGCCTACGCCAAGCCGCTCAACACCTTCACTCCAACGCTGGTGCTGCCGTCCGACCAGAAGATTCACAGCATCGAGAAATTCCAAGCCACTCGCAGCCGGTTCCGTGGTGCGCTGACCACCCATTCATTGCTGGACTTCGGCAACTACGTGATGGCGCAAAGCACCGAGATCGTTGCCTCTGGTTTTGTCGACGCAGAAGCCATGTCGTGCACCGTGATTTTCAACCTGGGTGACACCAAAGCACCAGGGCACGGCGACTTCACCGCCACCCTCAACCTGAGAAAAACCGCTGCCTTCCGTGCGCTGGAGCGTGCCGCCTCCATTCAATTCGCACAGAAAGACCTGAGCGACTGGATCGAGGATTGGGCGTCGAACCTTCAAGCTCTTGCAGCCGATGACGGTCAAATTGATTTGCGCAAAGCCGCGAGTGCCATCCGATCAATCAGCATCGAGCAAGCTCGCAAGAGCGAACACATCGTCGGTGACCTCAGCGCATCACGCTCAGCGATGGACCAGATCGAGGCAAAGTCCTCGGAAGGCCTCCCAGCTGAATTCCTGTTCACCGTCGAGCCATACGAAGGGCTGAAGGTCCAGATCATCCGTCTGCGTGTTGCTGTTCTCACTGGCGGTGACAAGCCTCTGCTGCGCCTGCGCTGGATTGGCGAAGAGCAACTGCGCGAAGACCTGGCCCAAGAGTTCAAGGACGTCGTGCAACAGGAAGTCGGCGGCGGTGCGAACCTGACCATCGGCAGCTTCAACCTGGGCTAACCACCAATGCAACACCCCGTCACCGGCCTCTCACCTAGAATCCCGATGGCGGGCTCCACCGAGGATCACAGCACATGCAGACACAACACTTGATCATTATCGCCACCTGCTCCGCCAAGGAGGCCACATGATCGCCATACGCCGAACTGTCCGAATTCGAAGCGGGCAAATGCCACCACTAGACCTGAACACCATCTGCGACAAATGCGACAAATCGCGGGCACATGGCAACCACAAAAGATGCAGCAGGTTGCGCCAAGCCGAAGGCATCGCGCGGCGTACAGGGGAGCAACCACAATGAGCGCAGCAGAAAAGCTCGACTTCCACATCACCCCCGGCGCCTGGTTCCGCCAGAACCTGCTGTACCCAGTGTTCGGCCTGAGCACCGAGGCTGTACGCAAGTACCGCACCCGGGGTCTCTGGCTTGAGGGCAAGCACTGGCGCTACGACCCGGCCAACGTGATCGTTTACAACCGCGCAGCCATTGAGCGATGGATGGAAGGGAAACCATGATCGATAAGATGCCGACAGGCGTTGAGATGAACGGTAAGCAGCTACGTATATGGTTCATCTTCAACGGCCAACGGTGCCGAGAACCACTGGAAGGGATCTCTAAAGTAAACAGGGCCGCGATCGCATATGCCGACAACAAGCGCCGCACCATCCTCGCGGAGATCAAAGAGGGCCGCTTCGACTATGCGGTCCACTTCCCCAACTCACCTAGGGCCGCAATGTTTACCGGCACCGGAGGCCCTTCACTCAAGCGCACAGTGAAGGAAGGCATTGATCGATGGCTGGAGGTTCAGCGCGCACTCAAAGCCTCAAGCACCGTTGTCAATTACGTGAGTAAGTCAGTGCACGTCGACAACAAGTTTGGCAAACGTCGGATCGTCGACATCAGCAAAAGCGACATCGAGCTGTTTCAGGCGCAGTTGCTCAAGCAAGGCCTAGCACCAAAGACCGTGAACGATATCTTCACCGTAGTCCGTGGGGTATGGGCCGATGCCTTCGGCGACGGCATCCTGAAAGCGAACCCGCTCGACAGGATCAGCAACGTTGGATCGGACGTCGACCTGGAACACGCCGACCCCTTCAGCCGCACCGAGATCGAGTTGATAGGCAAAGCGGATCCCGTGCGACGAGCTGATGCCCGAATGATCGAGTTCAACTGTTGGGCAGGACTGTCGCTATCCGAACTCATCGCGCTTGCCATTGAGGATATCGATCTTGAGGCCGGCCTGGTACACGTCCGCCGAGCATTGGTCGTCGGCGAATTCAAAGTTCCAAAGGAACGCTCTAGGGTACGAGTCGTCGAGTTGATAGACCCGGCCCTCGAACTGATGCGTGAAATTGTTGCCGCCGCCAAGGACGCCCCAACCGTTGAGATCACTGTTATTCAACGCGACAACATTACGTCGAAGAAGATGACAGTCAGGTTTCTTTTCCGGAGTTCCACCAGCGGCTTGCTCTGGAGTGGTAAGACTTTGAGCAACTGGTTTACTTCCCATCTGAAAAAAGCAGAAGTTCGCCACCGAGGCGCCAACCAATGCCGCCACACCTTTGCCAGTCAGATGTTATCGAGCTATGTCCCAATTGAGTGGGTGGCAAGACAACTTGGTCATACAGATACCACTATGATCAGAAAGCACTATGGTAGGTGGATACCAAGAGACACTAAGTCGATGGCCGCTGTAGTTTCAGATATGTTGGGCTTTTCGCGATAGCTATGAGGAACAGTTAACCCAGCTCAAAACCCAGTCAAAAAAAATGGCGCCATCAGCGTGGCGCTACCTCTGCCAACAATTGAGCGCCAAGAGCAGCGGCCTCAGGAAATGCAATTGGGTCAGACTTATAGACACCAACAGCTCCAACAACCTCTTCAGGCTTATATCTAACTGCATCACCTATTAGATAATATTGAGCGGCAGCTTTCTCGGGGCTCATAGCCCGGCAAAGCAAACCGAAAATATCATCTTGCCAATCCTTATCTTCTGGACTTTTTGACCATGACTCCAGATCAAGCACCTCGAAACCCAAGTCCTCGAAAAAAGCTAAAATGAAGGTAGCGCACGTCAGTCCAGCACCTGCCGTATCTATGAACTTAGCGTCACCATTGAAAGCGCTAGCCCCGATATATTCAAACCCATAAGGAATACCATCAGAGTTTTCTGAGTAAACTTTAGAGGCATGTTCGGCAAAGTACTGAAGCTCTTCATCATCAAAGTTCTGACATGGAACGCATTTGTAGGATGCCCTCCACGGTTCGAGCCTCAAATCGTAATGAGAAGCCAAATGGAGCAAGCTCAAAGACTTCTTTTCGCGATCCTTGAACACGATTGCCGCATGCTGCTGACCTGGCCTTGATAACAAGGAGACGCCAAAGACGCGAATCTCACCCAACAGTTTACTTTCAGGCAAGCTTCGCTACCTTAGTCCGAGCAAGACCTCTCAAGGCATGTGCAGGGTCCTGATCGGTCTCAAGCAAATGCATCCAAGTCCTATTATATAAAGCTACCCAATTACTTAACTTGTCACGGACACGAAACGAGGACCTCAGAAAAGCGACATTCGTAATCTTTCGCAGCTTTGATGGCTCAACCATAGATAATGTTTCATTAAGGCTCCAGAAATCATCTGCCTTAATGTAGTCTTCAACAACGTCAACTACCACTCTGAGTGCGATGCGGCTTTGCTCAGCATCTAAAACAGCAGCAGCGTCAACATTATATACAGTCTCTACGCGCTCTCGAATTGGCCTTAAAAGCTCACCAGTAACGGGCGCAACTTCATTACGCAGAATTTGAGTTAAGACTTTTCGCCGAGTGAGCTCGAGCTTATCAATTGTATTTTCCGAAATAGCCGGCGAACCAGTTCCCGATCCAAATACAATCAAATTACCGTGCCCAACAGCAACAGGCGCGGTCCACCTTTTGAGCATATCAACCTGCTCAATTGAAGTTGAACTAGCGAAAAAAATAGGCCGATTAAAATCAGCACCGTAACTTCGTTCCAAGGGTGCTTGGAAAGTAGCAGATTCTACCACGTATGGTTGACTATCCATTTTCTGCACCTGCGACAGTTAGTCTAGCCTCGTCAAACAGCGCTGCAACAATCCCTACATACGAGCTCGGATGAGGAAGCTTCGAAGCGGGATGTGTATTGAAATCCAACTCAAGCTGAATCAGATGCGATTGCTTTGGAGCTACTTGTTGTTCGTGATTCTGAATCTGAATAGTTTGAGTAATAAGCTGCGCCCATTTAGTCAACCTGTTCATTACAAAACCACTAAGCTTAGGAAATTTTTTCGCTCTGTTGAGCTGAATCATTACATCAGAAACTTCATCGGCAAGACTCAACTCCGGAACCAACTTCCGAAACTGAAGATTACTATTTTCGACGGAGCCAGGAAATGTATTTATCGTAGCCCCCATTGCCAAACGAGAAACAGCTGGCAAAGTTACATTCCCAAGCAGCCTTTCAAACTTTAAGCTTATTTCAGCAAACTCACCCAGATTAGGAAGACCGGTAAAGTCTTTCGGCACGGCGGACAAAGCGATATCTATCCGACCTGGCTGTCCTGTTACCACCAGTTGAAGACCTTCCCATGTCCCCTCTTCTATAGAGAGCTGTTGCGCCGGACGATTAGTAACCGAATCCGGCTCATGCCCGGTTAGCGAACTCCAGGCAATCTTGCCCCCTTCTGGAGCCGTCCCTAGAAGAGAAAAACGAAGAGATTCGGTGAGCCAACGTTGGGTCTGCGTCATTGAGATTCACTGATAATAATAAACTGAAACAAAGGGGGCGCTGAGACTAAGTCTACCCGCACTCCACGCTTTCCATCGCATAAGAGAAACCTGCTGCGAGTCTAGCCAATTTGACAGAAGCTTGCATAGTCGAAACATGCCTTTCGGACAATGATTCTAGGCCTACTACGTCAGCAAGCCCTGAAGAGCCTAGCAGTTGCCGCCCGCCCGGTCTGGGCCATCTGTAAGATTTACCCAGATGGTAGGTAGCTTTGCCCTAAATTTGCCCTAAGCTGAGTAACAGATACGAAAAAGCCCCTGAAATATTCAACCATTTCAGGGGCTTAGTCTTGTTCAATAATGGCGGAGAGATAGGGATTCGAACCCTAGGTACCGGTGAAGGTACAACGG